GCTCAATACTTTTATCTACCAAAAGTTTAGCTAAATCCAATTTTCTTCACTCTCCCTATTGATTTTTAAAATGTATGTAGTTTGTTTTTTTAACCCCTTTAGAGTCACGAACTTGTGAGGGGTATTTTTTATATTTATAAATGTTCAGAAATGATATTTTCTTTTTTAAAACTAGAATTATTATTATTTATAGAATCTATTTTTGTATTAAAAATATGTAAATAATGTTTAGGATTTATATTATTAGATTTTAAAATAGTTTCAATTTTTTTATATAGTATAACTAAAGCCATTATATTAGTATTGTAAGAATCACATATATAATATTTTTTGTAATAATCCATGAAATCATATTCTCTATACTTAGGTTTTTCGAATAAATTCAAAAAATTAACATTGTAATTGATTTTTTCTTTTCTATAAATAATACTGTCTATTTCTTTTTGTTTATCATCAGATAGTTTTTTATATTCTTTAAATAATTTAATGAACTTGTAAACATCATCATCAGTATAATTTACATCATTCAAACTAAAACTAATTTTTATTTTATCAATCATTTTACTATCATATTCATTTCTTTTTAAATTATAAATTGTTTCATTTGCTTTTTCATTTTCCACATTTAAAATTCTTATATATTCATCATTTATATTTTCAGTTATTGTAAATTCACCTTTCAATTCTGTCTTTAGATATTTATTATGTGTTTCTTGAATTTTAGCATCATTAAGAATACCTTCCCTTTCCATAGGAACATCAAATCCCATTAACCATGCAGGACTAACGTCTAAAACTTTTGCCATAGCATCAAGTGCTTTCTGTCTTGGAGTTATTTTTCCAGACATGTATTGGCTCAAGGCTGATTTTTTTATATTGCTTTGTTCTACTAATTCAATTGGTTTCATATTTCTTAAATTTAGAGCTTCTTTTATTCTATCAGAACATTTACCTTTCATAAATCAAACCTCCTTTTGAGATCATTAATTTTAATTAATTATATAATAAAGTTTAATTAAAATCAACATTTATTTATACTAATTCAAGAAAACTAAACTTTCTTATTGACAAAAAAAATTAGTATGTTATATTAAGTTTAGTTTAAATAAACTAAGAAAGGTAGGTGATGATATGTTTGATTATAGTAAATTAGAAGGAAAAATAACAGAAGTATATAAGACTAATTATAAATTTGCAGAAGCTCTAGGAGTATCTAAAGCGAGTCTCTCTGCTAAATTAAATAATAAAGTTGATTTTACGCAATCAGAAATTCAAAAATCAATTATTCTGTTAAAAATTCCAGAAGATGAAGTAAGCTTATATTTTTTTATAAAAAAAGTTTAGTTTAAATAAACTAAGAAAAGAGAATTTGTGAAAGAAAATAATTCAGATGAAATTAAATTTGAAGAAAATAAAAAAGGAGGACTTATTATGAACGAAAATTATGAAGATGAATTCGAAAACGAAGATCTAGAAAATGAAGAAGAGTTAGAAAAAACAGGGATGGAAAATGATGACAGAACAGATGATGAGTATGCGAATGGGTATCGTAGAGAAGGATATACTTGTGCAGACTGCATCTATTCTGATTGTGATGGAAACCAACTGTGTGATATGTTTGAACCTTGGTAAAGGAGAGTAATTATGGAAAATATTTATAGAAGATTTAAGGTAGAAGGAACAACAGAAGAAATAAAAAAGTTAAATCATCTCATAGAAGATAAGAAACTAACAAGAGAAGATTTAACTTTAATAGTGAAAACTATGGAAAAAAATGAGGGTGAAAAAGTTCAGATTTTTAAAGCTGGGATATATGAAGAATACGATATTGAAATTAAAGGTAAATATTCTTCAAAAAATGAAAAAATTGATGCTCCAGATAAATGTTTAGTTATCCTTGTTGATATAAGCTAAATAGGATTTATAAATAGTTTTAAATTCTGATATGGGTGCTAAAGCTCCATACTTTAACTTGCTATTCATATAAGATACTAATCTGTCTTCTTCAGATGTATCAGGGAAAGTCTTATCTCTTAATATATCTCTAGCAATATCGCCTTTAACACTATCAGAATTTAGGTACTGAGATGTTTTTAACCATTCAATAAAAGATTTCAAAGTAATCACCTCCTTAGAGATGATTATAGCACAAAAGAAAGGAAGGAAAAATGGAAGATCTATATTTTAAAAATCATGAAGCAAGATTAATATTCGGATTAGTGGTATTAAACCAAAAAATGCAAATGGACTTTTTGGGAATTGATTATAACCATTATTCTGATAAGAAAATAACTGAAATTTGGTACTCAAATATCAAAGATATTTTAGCAGTTAGTCAACACCAAATGAAAGATGTAGCATTAAATAATTTAGAAAAACTTTATAGTGGTATGAAACATTAAAAAGGGTGGGAAAAATGAGAATACACAAAGAAATTATAGTCGAAATAGAAAAAATGAAAGAAGTTTTAAGAGATGATGATTTAGTTGAAAGAGCTCTAGCTCTTATAGAAGATTATAACTCTTACAAAGGAACCGAAATAGAATTTACTTATAGTTGGAACACATCTAAATGTAGAGAATGGGGATATGACTACGGTGGAGATATTGAAAGTTTTGATAAATTCTTTGTTGAAACTCTCGGAATGAATGAAAGAACAAAAAGAGCTTTGGATAATAAAAGTGCTCAAAAATATTATTTTTTTGAAGAGTAAGGGAGTACAAAGATGGAAAAACTAGAAAATATATTTGGAATTTTTAGGCATAAAGTTAGTAGACCAATTGTTTTTAAGAAACTATTTGGTGTAAATCAGCTTAGTGCTTGTGACAGAGATGGAAGCTGGAACAGTTATGACTTTGTTGGAACTATAAATGAAGTCAACGATTTTGAAAAAACTTGGTGTTCTCAAGGATCTAATGGGTTTGGATTCTTGGGAGTTGAAACTGTGAAAGGCTTTAAGGGGCAATTTAAGTACTGTGGAAAATAAAGGAGGATATGAAAATGGGAGTACATAGAAATGAATTTTTAAGATTAATAAAAATAATACCATTTCCTGCTACTGCAAAATTAAAAGATGTAGTAGCAGTGATGGAAGTTTATAAAAAGATGGAGGTTAACAATGAAAAATAAAAAGTTCAGAAAAGCTAGTATTATTAACATCATAAAGTATAAGGTCTTATGGTTTTTAGGTGTGTTGAAAGACTTGGTAGAAGAAATTAAAGAATTATTTTAGAGAGGTGCAGAATGGGAGTTGTAAAAGGAGCATTTATTGCTCGTGAAAGCTTGTTTAAAAATCATAAATATGTAGTTGCTCTTAATACCTCGTCTGAAAAATATCAGGCTTATGTAGTTTTAAATCCTGGGGATGATATTAATCAGGTCTCATTAACTCCAGAAATGAGCTATTTTATAGATGACTGGTCTTATGGGATTATAAGTTTTAAAACAGATGATGCTAGATGCAATAACTTAACATATTATGAGAATAAATGTCAAGATATTATTACTCAGTTGATGGCAAAAATTAACTAGAAAGGAGGACTTATGGAAGAAAAAATGATGTTGACGATGCCAGAAGCAGCAAAATTAACTGGCATAGGATTACAAAAGTTAAAACAGATTGCTAGAGAATATGCAGATTTCCCGTATATAAAAGTTGGTGTAAAGCACTTAGTAATTAAAGAAAAATTAGTAGATTGGTTTGATAAACATAAGGGAGAAGAGTTATGAAGAAATTAGCAATAGTATTAGCAAGTATATTAGTTATATATAAAAGAAAAACATCTGTTAACAGCGACCAAACTAAAACAGATGTTTAAGAGAAAATATCTAGGTAATATTTCACCTAGATTATATCTCAAATTCATTAAAAATTCAAGGAGGAAATATGATTACTATTAATTTACTCAATTTCGTGTTGAGTGAACTTCAAAATAATAATAGAAGTTATGCTGATGTAACAGAGGTTTTTATTAAAGGCAAATATAGAATAGATACTTACAACTTCTATAAGTGTGCAGCCAATATAGACTATGATCCAACACGAGAACTTATAGATCCTGGATTAATTATAAAAGGAAATGATTTTATCATAGATGTGAGATTGGCAAGGGGATATGCGACAGTTTTAAATTTCATTGATTTGAAAGCACCTGAAGAAACTGCACAAATGCCAAGTTTAATTTCTCATAGAGATGGAATGTATGTGGGTGATTAAAAATGGACTGGAAGGAGAAGAAATGAATATAACTGAATACAATTCTAAAAATGAAGGGAAACAAGTTCTAGTTTTGGGAAAAGATGATATAAAAACGTTAAATCACTTTACCAGCATTGCTAAAAATGGTGAATTAAAAGGATTGATAGTTTGTGGTAATTATGCAGGTTTTACTGATACTTATAGACTTGCAACAGTTAAAGACACCAATGAGGAGTTATCTGGAACAAATACTGCATATATGTATGATGTTCTAGATGTGTTGAAAAAAGCTAAATCTTTAGCAGTACTTAAAGATGGAAAAATCGCAGTTCAAGTAGAGATGGAAGTAACTGAATACGAGCCCCTAAAAGATATAAAAGTCCCCAATATATCGAAGATAGTTGAAGAATTAGAGTATGAGATTTATTCTGAGGCATATCCCACTATTAATTTTTCTGAAAATACAGTTTGGAAGATGTTAAAAACTCAAGCTGGATATGAGCATTACAAAAAATACTTTAAGTTTGAAAATGGAAAAGTAATAGTCGAAGCTTATCCGAATGAAGATTCTAAGTTAGTTTTAGAAATATTGGAGCTAGTGAATGATAGAACAAGTTTAGTAACTGATTTAGATTGCAAATACTTAGATTTGTGGTTTAAATGGTCTAAAAATAGTAAGTTTGATTTAGCATTAGGAAAAAATAGTGCTTGTGCCGTTAAGTTTAGTAAAGATAAGGTTGACTATATCGTTATGCCTTTAACGGTGATTAAATAAAGAGAGGAGCTAGAGTATGTTTACATTACCAAAGAAAAGAGAAAAGAGAGTTGCTGGAAGACTTACTGAGGTAGTAAGAGTTAGATATTCAACTCTTGAGTATATTGATGAAATGGTTGAAGAAAGTGGCTTATCAAGACAAGAAATAATAGATAGAGCAATTAGATATGCTTATGACGATTTAGAATGGGAGGAAGAATAATGAAATTATATGAAATAACAAAAGAAATGAGAGCTTTAGATGAATTGTTTTTAAGTTGTATAGATGAAGAAACAGGAGAAGTTAAAGATGATGGTGTAATTGATATTTTAGAGCAAGAACTTCAAATACAATTACAAACAAAAGGTGCAGGTATAATCAAATCTTTTAAAAACTCTGAAGCAATGTTAAATGGAGTTGATGAAGAAATAAAAAGACTTCAAGCTTTAAAAAAATCTATTTCTAATCAAATAAATAGTAGAAAAGAATACATAGTTAGAAATATGGAAATGATGGGAATTACTAAAATAGAAACAGAACTTGGAAACCTAAGTTTAAGAAAATCAAAATCAGTGAATATCTATGATGAAAGCTTAATAGATAAAAAGTTTATTGAGATAGAAACAAAAGAAAAAATCTCAAAAACTGAAATTAAAAAAGCTATTGAAGCTGGAGAAAATATTCAAGGTGCAAATATAGTAGAAAAGAATAGTTTAAACATAAAGTAAGGTGGATAAATGAATAAGATAATTTTTATAGATACAGAAACAGGTGGAGTTAATCCAGAAAAAGCTGCACTAATACAACTTTCAGGAATAATAAGAATCGATAAAAAAGATGTAGAAAAATTTAATTTTTACATAAAACCTTTTGAAAATTCAGAAGTAACTGAAAAAGCTTTGGAAGTTCAAGGAAGAACATTAGAGGAGCTAAAAACAGATAAATATGTTGAAGAAAAAGAAGTTTACAAACAATTTATAAATATTCTTGATAAGTATATAGATAAATATGATAGAACAGACAAATTTATTGTTGCTGGATATAACGTAAGGTTTGATGTTGACATATTGAAAGCATTTTTTCAAAGACATGGAAATAATTTCTTATTTAGCTATTTAGATTCTTCTATGTTAGATCCTTTGTACTCAATTAGATTATTACAGATAGCTGAAGTATTACCAGTTTTAGAAAATAATAAACTTGAAACTTGGTGTAAGCACTTTGGGATTGAATTAAAAGCTCATGATAGTTTAGAAGATATAGAAGCAACAAAAAAACTTATTGGAAAGTTAATCTCATTAATTAGGAAGTGATAAATATGGCAAATATGATAATGGTTCTTGGAGAAAGTGGAACAGGAAAATCTACAAGTATTGAAAACTTAAATGAAAAAGAAACTTTTATTATTCAAGCTGTCGATAAACCTTTACCTTTCAAAGGATTTAAAAAAAGATATTCTTTAAGAAGCAAAGAAAATCCAAAAGGAAATAGATTTATAAGTGATAGACCTGAAATAATTATGAAAATCTTAAGTACTTTAGATAAAGAAAAAGAAATTAAAAATATTATTATAGATGATTCTCAATACATAATGGCAAATGAATTTATGAGAAGAGCAAAAGAAAAAGGTTATGAGAAGTTTACTGAGATAGGGCAAAACTTCTATAACTTAGTTGATAAAGCTAATTCTATGAGAGAAGACATAAATGTAATCTTTTTACAACATATAGAAGTTACCGATGATGGAAGAAAAAAAGCAAAAACTATAGGAAAATTAATTGATGATAAGGTTGGATTAGAAGGTAGATTCACTATAGTTTTAGCAACAGAAATTGAAGATGGTGTTTATTATTTTAGAACTCAAAACAATGGTAATGATACTTGTAAAAGTCCCAAAGGGATGTTTGATGAATTAAGAATTCCAAACGACTTAAATTACGTAATACAAAAATCAAACGAATATTTTAATTAATAACAGGAGGAAATAAATATGATGAATTTATGGACAGAAAATGAGGAAGATTTAAGAGAGGAAACTAAAGAAAAGAGTGGAGTAGTTGATAAAAGTGGAGTGTACAACTGTACTATTGAGGAAGCATTGATAATAAGTGGTAAAAATGGTTCTCAATCTAAAGGACTTAAATTAGTTTTAAAAACTGATGAAGAACAATACTTTTATCCAGTAGAGTTTTTTATAAAAGCTGATGGAACTGAAAATGAATATGCTAGAAAGAAATTAAATAAATTAACTTATTTATGTAAGTTAAAAAATAAGGACCTGGTCCCAGTGGAAAGTCCAAACAAAGTTTTTATCCCTGCACTTGCAGATAAAAAAATTGGTGTAATAGTAGAAGTTAGTTTAAATGGAGAGTATTTAAGATATAACATCATAGGATATTATGACATTAAAAGTAAGAAAACTGCTGATGAAATTCAAAATAAAAAGAATCCTGAAATTTATGAAAGATTCAGAAAGAAATTTGAAAGTGCAGCTGCCATTGAGAAACCAAACAACAATCATACTGAAGAAAAAACAGAAGAAAAGAACGAGGATTTACCTGAAGAATTTCCGTTCTAATGGAGGGAAATCATGAAAATAAAACATTATGGAGATGAGGCAAGACTGGATTACTGTCCAGTCTGCCAAAAAGTAAAAAAAGATAATCCTTGTTTTTCTGTAAATGTAAATAGTGGAAAGTATATGTGCCATTCAACAGGAAAAAGTGGACATATAAGTGAATTCCCAGAACTACAAAAAGAATTAAATATTTCAGAAATAGAAGAAAAAACAGAAGAGAAACCTATTTTAGATTTCTCTTCATTAATACTTAATTCTAAAAAATTAAATAAAAAATGGCTTGAATATCTAAAAAGTAGAGGCATAGAAAACGAAGATAATATTAATAGACTCTATAGAATGGGTTCTCATGAAAGTATGATGATACCTGTTACTAATGGTGAAACTGTTGTTGGAGTTAAGTATAGAAGTTTAGATAAAAAGCTATGGAGTGAGAAAGGTAGTTGCTTAGACTATCTTTTAAATTGGCAAAATATAACAGATTTTGATTATTTAGTAATTGTTGAAGGTGAAATAGATTTACTTAGTGCTTTAGAAGCAGGAGTAGAAAATACTGTTTCATTGCCTTCTGGAGCTACAAATATTAAATGTATCAAAACACAAAAAAATTGGCTTAGTAAATTTCAAAAAATCATCATTGCAACAGATGATGATGAAGCTGGAGTAGAAGCAAGAAAAAGAATAGTTTATGAATTAAGGGATTTGTTAATTCCACTTTATAAGACTTATTTCTATAAGAAAAAAGATGTAAATGAAGTTCTAGTGAAAAATGGAAAAGATAAGGTATATAAATATCTATTAGAATCATGTACTCAAATAAAAACAGGATTTAGAAATTTCAAAATTGATGATGGTGGATACAACTATTATGGTGGAGAAGAAACTGTTAGAGTTAGTAATTTCTTAGTTGAGGTAGAAGCCTTTTCTGAAAATTTTTTAATAGGAAAAGCTATAAATAATGGAAGAGAAAGAAAGTTTAAAGCTAGAATATCTGATCTTTTATCCATAAAAGGCATAGCTGAAGCTATGGGAGTGTATTTAGCTAGTCCATCAACAATTCCAAAGTTCATCGATTGGCTAAAAGAAGAGAACCAGGAAAAGTACATTGAGGAAATAGAGTATTACGGAATAAGAAATAATAAATACTATGATGAAGATTCAGATGTTGTATGTGATAAAAGAGATTTAAAGATTACAAAAATTTCTGAAATAGGAGCTCTAACAACAGAAGATAAAGAATGGCTTGAAAAGAATTTGATTTACATGAGAAGTGATATAAATCAATCTTTATTAGGAATCTGCTGGGCATTAGGTAGATTTCACACTCAAGGAACTTATCCTATTTTAGAAGTTTCTGGAACAACGAGCATAGGGAAAACTGAATACGTTGAGTTTATTTCAAGAATTTTATTTGGTGGAAGGGAAAATATAAAAAGTTTATCCACTCTATCTAATCATCAAATAAGAAGCTTTAGCAGTTGCTCGAATATCACACCTTGGGCTATAGATGAAGTTAAAATAACAGGTAAATTTCAATTAGAAAAAATGAATGATTTGTACTCAACAATTAGATCTGTTTATGACAACAAGATTATAAATCAAGGAAATACAACAAATAAATTAGCTGAATTTCATTTATGTACTCCATTGATTATCTCAGGAGAAACAAAATTAAGTGATGTAAGTATTCAAAATAGAATGATCAGTACAAACCTTACAAAGAAGAATAAAGGTGATTTTGAAATTTATAAAAAACTTAAAAATAGTGATATTTTAGAAAAACTTGGTAAAACAGCTTTGATAGATAGACTTGAAAATGGTGTTATAGCTACTGACAGTACGATTTTAGACAAAGTAAAAGATGAAAGGCAACTATATAACCTAAATTGTTTGCTAAAAGGTTTAAAAGCTCTCTCAAGAGTTTTAAAGATAGATATGAAAATTATAACTAATTTTGTAAGTTTCTTAAATACAGATTTCTCAAAAGAGTATACAACTACTGATAATTTTATTGAGCTTTTAAAATTAGTGGAAGATGCAGGGATAGAAAATTTAGAAAGCTTTTATGTGTCAACACCTAATGAGCATTGGGCTAGATTTCAACTTCTTTATACAGCTATTGATGAGCAGAAAAGAAAAACGAACTCTACTCTTGAATTGTTAGATATGAAAACTTTAAGAAAGCAACTTGTAGAAGAGGAATTTATAGTTTCAAATAGTGAAGTTAAGAAGATTAAAGACAGTTTTACAGGAGAAGCAAAAACATATAAAATAGCTAAATTTAAAATAATAAAATAGATAAGGTTACTGCTTTTATTTAATGATACCAATATAAAATAAAAAAGGTTACTGTTGGTTACTGTAAAGGTTACCTCTGAACATACGATAAAATGGAGAGTGTTACCGAGTTACCGTAAAAATCAACATAGGACAGATAAATATTTAGGTATATATATTAAATTTAACTATATACCTAAAATAATATAGAAAAAATCAAAAAATAGGGTAACTCGGTAACCTTTCCCATAAAATGCAAGGTTGAACGGTAACCAAAACAGTAACCTAAGGGTAACTTTATTAAAAAGCTAATTCAACTCTTCAATTTGTCTTAATTAGAACGGTAACCTAAATTTAAATAAAAAGAAATTATACTAATATAGTATATATTAAATAAAATATTGGTATAGAAAGGAAAATTATGCAAATAATAGAGTTCTGGTATATGTGTTTATCTGCAAATTCTTCTCAAGAATTACTAAATTTAGTAAAAAAACATAAATGGCACTTTGAACACTTGAAGCCACAAGCACAGGAGTATTTAAGGAATTTATATAAGATTTATAGAAAAAATGAAGAAGCATTATATAAATAAAAACGGAGTAAAAATATGGGGAAAAAGATAGATGTTAATGAGATAGTAAATAAGAGATTTAAAAATAAAAATGATGAAGAATTTTATGTTATTAAGTATCTATTTAAAGAAAAAACTAATTACTGCTATGATATTGAGTTTATTGAAACTAAAAATATTCAAATGGCTACTCTCAATCAAATCAGAAAAGGAACTTGCATTGATATAGTTCAAAGAAAGAAAATGAAAAGAATTCAAGAAGAGTTAAGGTTAAAAGAAAGAAATAGGTTAGTGAAGCAACCTAAAAATCAAGTTTCTATCCCTTCTAATATCAAAAATATAAATGTTTTGAGTATCGATTTAGCTACTAGATCAGTTGGTATTGCTTATTCTTGTAAAGGGAAAATAGTGAGATGGAAAACTATAAAAGCTGATTTAGAAGATTTTAGAGAAAGAGGATATCTGATTATTAATGAAATAGTAAAAGTATTGGAAACTTCAAAAAAGATAAAAGGTGCAGCAATAGATTTAGTTATTGTTGAGGACACATATTTAGGTTTGAATTCTAGTATATTATCTATTTTATCTGAGATAAGAGGAATGCTTACATATAATCTAAAAAAATTAAAAATAGATTTATTGTTAGTACCAGCTGTATTTTGGAAAAATAAATTTAATAATTTACCACTTGAGAGAAAAGAACAAAAAGAATTTATGATGAATAAATTTAATGAGTTTACAGGAAAGATAGCAGATAGTGATGATGTTGCAGATGCTTATATGATGTTAAAAGCTTGTCTAGGAGGAATTGATGCTGAATATAAAAATTAATAAAGATGGTGTATTTTTTGAACAAAATGGAGAAGTGGTAAGAATTGAAGATAAAACTGTTGATGAATTAACAAAAAATTTAGTCACTTATATATGTGCGAGAGATAATGTGAGTTTTAAAATTTATGGAAATATATTAGCCGCTAAGGAGGATAATAAATGAGTTTAGGAAAAAGAGTAAAAGAATACAGAGTAAATAATAATATAGATCAAAAGGAATTTGCTGAAAAAATTGATGTGACACAACCTTATTTATCACATTTAGAATCTGGAAAAGTTGAAGCTAGTGAAAGACTTAAAAATAGAATATTAAAAATTATTGAAAACGGGACTAAAGAAACTGTTGAAACTTCTGAAACAGATAATGTTAAATCTCCAAAGCATTATATGCTTGGTGATTTAGGGATTGAAGTAAAAGATGTCATTTTTGAAGTTGTAAAAGACATGAAAGGTTCTGAAGCTGTTTGTGTTGGAAACATTTTAAAATATGTAATGAGAGCTAGAAAGAAAAATGGAATTGAAGATTATAAGAAAGCTTACGAATATCTAGGATATTTGTTGGAGGAGCTATGCAAAAAATAAGAGTTACTCACAGCTTTAGTTTTAGCTATTATTTCAAGGAGGCATCCAATGAGAAAATTTAAAGGGGTATATTTTTACATCAATAATTCTAGAGTTGAGAAAACTCAGGATTATGGAAATGATTTAGATAATGAAAGATATGATTTAGGGAATTATTTTTTATTCTCTGATGAAGCTACAAAAGTACTTAAATCTAAAGAATATCAAAACTTCTGGGAAAAAGTAAGAACAGGAGAGATTGGAGGAGAAGATGTGGAAGTGTAAAAAATGTGGGTGTACAAATTTTAAATTAGGAATTGGTGGATATGTAGAGGTAGATTTTAATAGAATTGGAATGAAAAAAATTTATGCAACAACATTAGAAATAATAAATAAAGAATGTGTTGAGTGTTGCAGATGTGAAAATAATGGAAATTATATACAAGATATAGCAGATTGGGAGGAAGAAAATGGAATTTAAAAGACCTGAAACTTTTGAGGATATATTAGGGCTACAGGCAATACTTGATGAAAGAATGAATAATACTAGAGAAAGAACAGAAGAAGATATTAAATTATCTTTAATAGCTGAATTAATTGAACTCAACGAAGAAACAAAATACAGTCATAAAACGTGGAAAACTAAGGAATACAATAGAGATAAAGAACTAGAAGAACTGACTGATGTTTATTTCTTTTTTGCACAGCTAATAAATAATAAAAAGGGGAGAGATGGTCGATTTAAAAAAGAATATTACTGTCGCGAGTTTGAACTTTTTCCAAGTTATTATGCAGGCAGTCATTTTACGAGACTAATCTATAATTTGGTAGATAACAATTTTAGCTGGTTTTTTGGAGGTTTACTAACTTGTTCTACAAAACTAGGCTATACAAAAGAAGATATTTTAAATTGCTACTGGGAAAAGTGGCAAAAGAATATGCAAAGAATTGGGAAGGAGTGGAATTAGTATGGTTGAGTATTTACAAGAATTAAGAGTAAGAGATGGAAACAATATAAGAATTATAAACAGTTATATATTCAAAGAAAAATATATGACTGATGATGAAATAGAAGAAAAGAAAATTGAATTTTCTAAGAGAATGAGAGATATTTACTCTTCTGATGGAAAAGAACTAGAAGCCATAGATAATATTATAACAGAGGTGAGATGATGGCAACACAGGAGCAAAAGATAATTTTTAGAAAGATGGAAGACATCTTGTATAGTTATAAAAAATATATGAGAAAAATAAAAAAAGAACAGGAAGCTTTAAAAGATCCGCAAATCATACAAACTTACAGCATAGAAAAATTGACTGGAAGCGGCTATGTTACAGTAAAATCAGAAGTTGAGAGAATAGAAGAACTTAAGGAAAGACTATTAAACGATATAACAAGGCATGAAGAAATATTATTCAGAATAGAAAGTGCATTAGAAATGGTAAAAGATCATAAAGATTATAATTTTATTCAATTAAAATATTTTGATAATAAGACATATGAAGAAATAGCTGATGCACTTAATATCTCTCTAAAAAGTACTTATGGAATGAGAAACAGAATTCTAGAAGCTTTGGAGATACATTTTAAGACTCAAAAAATGATAGAATTTTAGAAAAGGTAAAAACAGGGTAAAAAAGGGGTAAAAATAGGGTTATTGTCAGGTAAAAATTTATGTGATAGTATGGTAGCATGAAGAAATTGAGATTAACGGATTCATAGAATCTTCTTTAATTTTTAGTGTATCGTTAGTAGTTATAGAGGCTCTACTATAAAAAGCCTCTGCCAAATATGGTGCATCGGGCTAATACCCTGGCTAGACTGCTAGAGTCTTTCATTGGTGAGAATCCAATATGCACAGGATACCAACGTCAACACTCTCACAGTACTTAAATGTACAGGATACGTTCCTATGTGGGAGTTTTTTATTTCAGGAGATTTTTATGAAAATATATAAAAAATTTTTTGATATAGGTTTTAGAGATGCCCCGGTTTTGTTTGTACTAGGGAAATTACATATAGGAAGTTATATAGATACTCATACAACTTTATTAAATAAAATTCTAGGCTTAGATTTAGAATTTGAAACAGAAAAAGAAAGTCTAGATATAAATAGAAATTCAAAAAACATAACAAGATTTGAGGATATTGAGGGAGCAATCTTATTTGGTAATTTAGCACAAGGAACTATATATTGGGAACATTTCAGTGACAAAAAATTATTAAATAAAATTGAAAAATTAGAACCTAAGTATAGGCACAGAATTTTAAGTTACAAACAAAAAAGAGGATAAATTGGAGGTGAAGTAGCATTGAAATTAAATGCAAGGCAAAAGGCTTTTTGTGAATATTATGTAGCTAGTGGAAATGCTACTGATGCTGCTATTAAAGCTGGATATAAAGAAAAGTATGCAGGAGTAAATGCTGATAAATTACTAAAAAATACTAACATTCAAAAATATATTGAAGAACTGCAAGAAAAAGCAAAAGGCAATAGAATTATGACAGCAATAGAGAGAAGAGAATTCTTAACAAGTATGATAAAAAATGGTGCTGTTAAAGATACTGATAGATTAAAAGCATTAGATATATTAAATAAAATGGATGGAGAGTATACTCAAAAGGTTGAGGTAAATGGCAATATAAACTCCAATCCATTTTCTAACCTTACAACAGAGGAGTTAAAGAAAATTATAAAAGATTAAGTATGAAAAATTTTTTAGTTCCATGAGTCTTTTATACAAACTTTTCTAAAAGCTAATCCAAAAGGAGTTAATTTAAAACAAAAATTTCTAGTTTCAATATTGTATGATTGTTTTAGTTTAGAAACTATTTCTGAATTTTTAAATTCTTCATAAAAAATATCAAAACTAATATATTCATTATATTTTATTTGGATCAATCCTAATCTCTCTAAATTATTAATTGAAATCTCATTTAAAATATAATCTTGGAAATAATAATTCTTATAAAATAATTCTATTAGAATTTCAAGACTTTCATTTTGATTTCTTTTAATGACAGACATAGCAGGATTTCCTCCATGATGAAAAAAAGTTTTGAAAAGTTTAGCATCATAAGGAGTAAGTTGTTTTATGATTTCAACAAAGCTATTTTGGATACTGGTGTTATAATCACTATCCATTGAAGCAGCTATAAGATTAGAGAACATTTCTCTTATTTCCTCTTCTTCAATATAAAATTTAGAAGCTTCTAAGGTTGGGCCTAATATACTCATTTTAGGTTCTTGGAGATTTTTGTCAGGAATTTTAGAAATTTTTTCAGCTATTGAAGGAATAAATTTTTCTTCCATAATCAATCTCCTTTTCTCAGACCATGAATGGATACAATGACCAATTACACCATTCCATAAGTCAACTAAACTATTAACAATACCAACTGAAGCTGCTTTTACAGTTAATGTTGTTGCACCTGAGATAAGTATAGTTGTAATTGTTTGTTGATCTAACATATTATCACCTCAAAATTTTTTAAATAATATACATTGTATCAAAGGAGAATGAAAATGTTAAGAATAATTTTAATTAGTATCATAACATCATATTTGGTAGTAAAAATATGTGATTTTTTTAGTAAAAAATAAGGAGAATATATAATGACTTATGATAAAGAATTAATAAAATTAGAAGCTAAAAAAGAATTAGCTAGGAGAGATTTTTGGTATTATTGTAAATTACTAGGTAAAAAAGACTTTTACAATGATAGAAAAGAATATCTAAAAGATTTATGTAATCAGTTACAAAGTTTTATTGATTCTAATAAAAAAATATTAGTTATTAATATGCCTCCAAGATTTGGTAAATCTTACACAGCAACCTTATTTGTGCAATGGTTGTTAGGAAGAAATAATAAGTTAAAAATTATGACTGGATCATATAATGAAACTCTTTCTTCTACATTTGCTAAACAAGTAAGAGATATGATAGCAACAGAACAGACACAAGGAGTAACAGTTTATAGAGATATATTCCCAGATACAAAAATCAAATATGGTGAAGCTTCAATGAACAAGTGGGCTTTGGAAGGAAGTCAAGTCGCAAACTATTTAGCAACATCTCCAACAGGAACTGCAACAGGATTTGGAGCAGATTTAATAGTTATAGATGACTTAATAAAGAACTCAGAAGAAGCATATAACTCTAATGTCCTTGAAAAGCATATTGATTGGTTTACTAATACTATGTTATCAAGAACAGAAAAAGGTTTTAAATTAATAATTATAATGACCAGGTGGGCAAGTAATGACCTAGCTGGTTTTATTTTATCTAATTATGATGATGTGGTTCATATAAATTATAAAGCTATCAATGATGATGGAACACCTTTAGATGAAGAAACATTATCACTTGAGGATTTTGAGTTTAAAACTAAGAATATGGCAAAAGAAATTGTATATGCCAACTACCAGCAAGAGCCAATAGACATTAAGGGTAGATTATACAATGAATTTAAAACTTATGTGGAATTACCAAAAGAAAAGATTGTTAAAATATCTGCCTATTGTGATACAGCTGATACTGGAGATGATTTTCTATGTAATATCATTTATGCAGATTGCAAGGATAGTGCTTATATTTTAGATGTTATCTATACAAAAGAAGCTATGGAAATAACTGAACCTCTTGTTGCTGAAGCATATAAAAAGTTTAATGTAAATGTTGCAGATATAGAAAGCAACAATGGTGGTAGAGCATTCGCAAGAAATATTGAAAGAATTACAAGAGATAAAGGAAATTATAAAACTATTGTTAAATGGTTCCATCAAAGTGGAAATAAGATAGCAAGAATATTATCAAATAGTGCTTGGGTTAATGCAAATATCTATATGCCTATAGATTGGAAAAATAAATGGAGTGAATTTGCAAAAGATATTATTTCTTATCAAAAAGAAGGTAAAAACAAGCATGATGATGGACCAGATGCTTTAACTGGTGTTGCTGAGAAGACAATAAATAGAAACGAAATGAGAACAATAGATAGAAATAGCCTAGGAATAAGATAGGAAGGAGGATTAATGACTATAGAAGATTTAAAAGAAGCCCTGGAAGCTTTTATAAAAAATGAATTACCTAATCTTCAAAAAATGGAAGATTATTATAGTGGAAAACATAATATTTTAAATAAAAAAAATAGAACAATAGATAAAGAAGATGCTAAATTGGTTCATGACTACCCTGGATATATAACAACTATCGCCACTGCATATTTCCTGGGAAAACCTATCTCTTATACTTTACAAGATGATAAATTAAAAAAAGATTTTGAAAAATTATCTGAATATTTGTCAACTGAAGAAGAGCAACAAGAAAATTTTGAACATTCTGAAAACTGCTCTATTTTTGGTAAATCTTATGAGCTTTGGTATAAAAATGTAGATAATACTATTGGAAATGTAGTTGTAGATCCTCGTGATTGCTTTATTTTGAGAGATAATACAGTAAAAAAAGAAATAACTGCGGCTGTTAGATGGGATAAAACTAAAAATAAAGAAGATAAATGGGTTTATACATTAGAAGTTTATGATAGTACAAGTGTTACAACTTATGAATTTCTATCCGATAGTGATAAAAAAGAAGTTCCAAATATAAAAGGAGTAACTAAGTTACACGGATTTAACCAAGTGCCAATTATTGAATTTTTAAACAACAAAAGGGCTTTTGGGGACTTTAAAAAAGTTGTTTCTTTGATAGATGGATACGATGAAGCTGCATCAACTTCGATAGACGATATGACAGACTTCACAGATGCACTTTTAGTTTTAACTAATGTTGGGGGAACTGATAAAGAAACATTGAAAAAAATAAAAGAAGATAAATTAATGTTAATTGATGATGATGGAGATGCCAAGTGGTTAATAAAACAAGTCAATGACAGCTATGCTCAAAATAATAAAAATAGGTTAAATCAAGATATCCATAAATTTTCTATGATACCAGACATGCAAGACAAAGAGTTTAGTGGAAACAGTTCAGGAGTTGCACTTGGATATAAACTTTTAGCATTAGAACAATTGGCTGCACAAAAAGAAATGCATTTTAAAAAGGCAATTAATCAAAGATTACAACTTATGATAGATTTTTACAACTTAAAAATAAAATCTACTGATATTCAAAAGGTATTTACTAGAAATGTTCCAAAGAATTTAGTTGAAGCAGCTGAGACAGCTCAGAAATTACAAGGAATAGTATCGCATGAAACTATTTTATCTATTTTGCCTTTCATAGAAGATGCAAAAGGAGAGCTAGAAAAAATAAAAGCTGAAGAAGATATTAATGCAATAAAAGATATGAACACTCCGATTAGAGTTGATGTAAATGGCTCAAAAGAATAGAGATTATTGGGAAGAAAGACAAATTAAAAGAGAAGCTAAGGCTTTTACTACAATACAAGATGTTGAAAAAGAGTATCAAATAGCACTTTCAAAAGCTAAACAGGATATAATTAAAGAAATTAGCAGAATAACAACAACTTATATGAATGATAATATTCTAAATTATAATGAAGCTTTGAAACTTTTAAAAGGTGATGATTACAAAGTTTGGAAAAAAGATTTACATGACCTTTACAAGCACAAAAACTATATTTAGAAATTGAAACATTATCTGCTAAAAGTCGTATAAGTAGACTGGATAGTCTTAAATCACAAATAGACATGGAATTAACAAAGTTAATATTCAGAGTTGAGAACGATAGTATTAATGCATTAACATCAGTTTATAGAGATACTTTCATAGAAGTAACAAAGGACTTAGGTATTAATCCTGTTGTCAGTAGAGATAAAATAAAAACAGTCCTGGATAAGCCTTGGAGTGGTGCTAATTTTTCTCAGAGACTTTGGAGCAATACAGATAAACTAGCTGAAACAGTAAAGCAAGAAATAGTTAATGGCATGATACAAGGTATTAATCTGAAAACTATGACTAAAAGAGTTTCTGAAAGATTTGAGACAGCTAAAAAGAATGATGTTGAAAGACTTCTAAGAACTGAAGTTAATTATACTTTAAATCAAGCTACCTTAGATGGATATAAAGAAGCTGGGATAGAAAAATATGAATTTAGTGCTACATTAGACAATAGAACTAGTCAAATATGCTCTGAATTACATGGAGAAGTATTTGAAATTAAAAAAATTGCAGTAGGTTTAAATTATCCGCCAATGCATCCAAGGTGCAGAAGTACAACTATCCCGATTATTGATTATGATAAGTTAATAAAAGAAGGTAGAGAAGAAATAGAAAAGAATAATTACAGTTTGGATGAAAATAATTGGGAAAGTATAAAGAATTATGGTGCTTTAAAAGCTAATGATTTAAAAGAAAGAGGAGATATTGAAGATGAAGAATATAAAAAAAGGATAGGAGACTTTTATTTTCTTAAAAAAGTTGATAAAATAGATTATAATATAGCTAAAGAAATATTTGCAGAATATGAACCTAATATGGTTAATTTAAAATATGAAAATGCTATTGTTATAAAAGCCGATGGAAGTGTTTATGTTGTTCTTGGTGGAGAAAATTTTGTAAATACTACTGTAGTAGGAGATTTAACTGGAGCTTATATAACACATAATCATCCTAAAAAATATACCGATTTTACATTCAGTAATCAAGATGTAAGTTCTTTTATAAATGATAAATTAGCATACTTAAGAGGAGTTGACTATAAATACGAATATGAAATGAGTCTAAGTATATTTTCTACAGATATTCTTCCAGATAATCCATTTATTGAAGAAAACTTCCATCACTCAAATATAATACTAAGATCTAATGAATATAATCTTAGATATAGGAGGCGAGAAAGATAACAAAATTAGAAGAAGCACAAAAAATAGTTTGGGAAATTTATAAAAAGTATTGTCTTGAATGTAAAAAACTAGAAACTTCTTATGAAGCTGGATTAGATGGATTTAAAAATTATAAAGAGAAAAAAGAACTTACCTCTAAAATGCTTAGTGATGTAAATAATGTTAAGGAAAAATATAATATTGAAAATTTAGAGATATCTGCTAAAGATTTGTATGAGTTTGAAAAAAAATTATTTGAAACGAAATAATCTTTTAATACTGATTAACTAATAGAAATAATAAACAACTGAAGCACTTAGCTAAAAACTAGGTGCTTTTTTTATTGCAAAGAAAGGAGGGACTGTGAAGCATTTACTGACAATTATTCAAGCAGGATTAATATTAGGTAAAATATTTGGTTGGATAAATTATAAATGGGTTATTATTCTATTACCATTGATAATTTATTTTGGGATATTAATAATATCTTTTATCATT